GACCTCGGCAAATTCATTCTAACCGTTTACTGATATGGCAGACTCAAAGATTACAGCACTGACGGCGTTGACCGCCGCCGATCCCGCCAATGACATGATCCCTATTGTGGACGTGTCAGATACGCCACCAGCGTCAGGGAATACAAAGCGAATCTCGATCAATAACATCCTCGCTTGCTCTCCCACCGCCACCCTCGCCTCCGCCACCATCACCGGCGATCTGACGGTGGCGACGAGTGTTCTAAAGGTTGATTCTGCTAACACGCGAGTTGGAATCAATACCACCACAATCAATGGTGGCCCTTTCAACGTTAAAATCTCGTCTGCAATCGACGCAAAGTTTGTTGTTCAGGATGGTTTTACCACTGGAAACGTGCGCCTTGCTGCTGTTGATAACGCTTACACCGCTTACAAGATAATGGACTACAGCGCGTTGTCCCATGCTTGGTACAACAGCGGCTCCACCGCCATGACCCTGAACTCCACGGGGCTGGGCATCGGAGTTGCGCCAAATCGCATTCTTGATGTTCGATTGGATCAATCCGCATTAACGTTGGCTCGCGTCCAAAATCAATCGACCAATTCAGCCGCTTATGCTGGATACCAGATTTCAGCGAGCGGAAATAACTGGGGCATTTGGGTTGGTTCTTCTGCGGCTAATAGCAACGCCCTTGCGTTTGTTGTCGATCCGAGTGGTACGCCGTCTGTCAAGATGACTCTTGATACGAGCGGCAACGTCGGCGTGGGGGTTGCTACGCCGAGTTATCGGTTGCAATCCGCTGTTGCTTCAGGTGCTGATGGAAATATTTTTGCGGCTCAAGTTACTGGAGCCTCAAACGGTTTTCAAATACTCTGGAATCACGCAACCACCACAACCCGTGTGATTATTGCAAACATTCCGACATCATCTGCTGGTCTTGCCGCTGGCACATTGTGGAATGACGCTGGAACCATCAAAATCGCCTAATCCATACCACCATGACCACCATCTCCATTGTCTGGATCATCGAACGCCTTCTCGTCCGCAAAGTCGAAGGCACCTACTCTGATGTCGTCATCACCGCCGACTGGAGGTGCAACGGCTCGCAGGATCAGTACACCGGCACCTGCTACGGCAGCGCGTCGTTCCAGCCGCCGAGCGGTTCGTTCACGCCGTATCCTGACTTGACGCAGGAACAGGTTCTCGGCTGGTGCTTCGCCTCTGGAGTCGATAAGACCGCCATCGAAGCGAACGTCACCGCGCAGATCGCTGACCAGATCAACCCGCCGGTCATCGCTCCGCCGCTGCCGTGGGTTGAGTCTCAAGAAATTGTTGCGGAGATTCCTGCGTTGGTTGAATCTCCCGTCGCTTAATATGAGCGAAATCAATATCAAACTAACTCAGGAACAGGTCAGCAGTCTTCTTCAGCTTGTGGACATTGCAGTCAAAGCTGGTGGTATTCAGAACGCAAAAGTTGCTTTGCCGCTGGTGGACATCATCGTTGAAGCTGCTCAACCTAAATCCGAGTAATGCAAACTGACACCAACAGTAGCAGCGGAGTTGGGATCTCTCTAGCGACCGCTGCCGCTGCTGGTGCGGTTTCGTTTATCCCGCAGCTAACACAGTGGTTTCAACTTGGAGCCGCTGTGTTGGCTTTTGTCGCTGCCGCAATTGGACTTTGGAAAGCTGTCAAAAAATGAACTGGAAAACTACTCTGGCCGGTGTTGGAGCAATCATGGTCGCCGTTGGTGGAGCTTTGAAGGCTCTCTTTGACGGCGATCCCGCGACCAACATTGATCTTGCTGCTACCATTGCCGCTGTGACCGTTGGTTTCGGTCTTATTGCCGCAAAGGATGCGGATAAAACTCCAAAGTGAACATCATCGAGCAGATCATCACCGCTTTGCTAAAGTGGCTGACTGGTCTGGCTAAAACTCCTCCCACCGCCGAAGATGCAAAACCAGACAAAGAGCTTAAGCAAAAGCTGCTGGATCGCATTGATCGCGCTGGTAAGTAGTTGCGGCTGCGGGACTCGCGTCGTTTACGTCCCTCACGGTGAGCCGGTGAGGCTTGCTGAGAGCGTCAAAGCGAGAGTTTGGGTCAAAGGTGCTGACGGTGTTTCTGTGCGCTCTACGGGTCGCATAACGCTGCCAGAGGGTTGGTACGCATTGCCGAAGGATTGATATGTCGCAACAAGTCATCAACGTTGGATCAACCGCAAACGACAACACCGGAGACACGCTCCGTGCGTCTTGGCAGAAGGCCAACGACAACTTCTCGGAGATCTACGCCGCGCTGCCGATGCTGGCTCCGTCAACGTGGGTTCCTACGCTGATTGATTCCGGTGGTGGTAGAACGTTTAACTTTACCGTCAACACTGCTCGACGAACGGCTGTTGGTTTTGTTGAGACATTTACTGTTGATCTGACCATCAACTCAGTGAGTGGTTCTGCGACCGGAAACCTGCGGTTGGGTCTTCCTGATGCTGCGACCTACGACGCTGCTGTGTCCATCTGGTTGGACAATGCGACGAATCAAGCGAAGACTTCTGTGATTGGTAAAGTTGTCGGAGGGACTTCCTACTGCGAGTTGAGCCATTACGAAAACGGAGACACCACAAGTCTTGCAAGCCATCTCCAAGCCACTTCACGCATTCTTGTTTCTGGTGTTTACTTCAAAGCGTGAATCTGATCGCTACCAGTCTGCAACTTGGAATGACGGTCCTTCAGGGAGCGATGGGGAATCCGTCGTTTCTTTGGCAGGGTCAACTGGTCCGTTGCCTTCCTGCTGCAATCACTGACTCTAACTCGGTCATTGCTGGTGGATTCCAAGACAACGTTCAAGTCCGTCTTCTGGTTAAGCTGGCTGACTGGCGATTGGCTGACTCCACGCTTGTAACCGTTGACGCTTCTGTCTGGTCTTGTGATGTCGGCTCTAACGCTGACCGGCTCTTGCAAGAGTCTGGAAGCTTGATCCTTCAAGAAAACACTGACCGCTTGCTGCTGACTTTTGGGAAGATGATTCCGGTAGTTGGCCGTCTGGTGACTTACGACGGACGACAACTGCGGATTATGTCCGCTCGACGGGATGGTTCTGGGGCGTATTACGTTCTCGACTTGGGAGCCAAAACCAAATGACTCCCACCGTCGTCGTCGATACAACCCGCTTTTCCGCTGCTTGGAGAGAGTACCTCCCGAGAACTAAGCGGTCTCTGGCTGATGCGATCAACGCTCGCACGTTCTATCTGTTGCTAAGGTTGTATTGCTTGCTTCCACCAAAGTCACCGCAAGCAGCGAGAAACAAGATCTTGGATTACTTCAACCGTCCAGTTGGAGAGCGTCGTCGAGACAAGAAGACCGGCAAATTGGTTGGTCGCTCGCGTGAATTGCGAGTGGTCCACTTGATCGCTCAAGCCAAGAACAAGAAAGCCGGTAAGGAAGGTCTCTACGGTGAAAGAATGCGGGAGGCAGCAGCAAGTTTGCGTCGTCGCGCTGCTGGCTCAGTTGGTTACCTCAAGTCTTGCGTCGTCAAAGGCATCAAAAAGCTCTCTCCGTCGTTTACTCAGTTTGGTGGGACTCGACGCGCTCGCAAAGGTTCCGCTGGTGTTCGTTCAATCGCAGCCAATCAAGCGTTGTTGAATCTGGCCAATCAATACGGACTACCAACCGAAAACGTATCGGTACACCGTGGATCTTCTGCTTACTCCTACAACGCGAAGGCTGGAATCTCACCGCATTCTCACGTTCGCATGAATATCGGTCTGGCTGACAACCAGATCGGAAAGGTAAATTCGATCTACGCGAAAGCGATGCAACAAGCTTACGACGACGAAGCGAAAGAGCTTGAGATCCATATTCGAGCCAAGATGGAAGAGGCCGCAGAAGTGCTGGAGAAACATGGAGTAACTGTTAAATGAACGCTGTAGCTCTACGCACTGAACGCGCTCTCGTTGACTGGCTTACCGCTCAAGACTGGTCTGCGTCTCCGCTTGGGACTCCTGCTTGTCTTACCAGCTACGGACACGGTGCGTTTGCGGATGCGGATCTTGAAGACCGGATGCCAGACTTTCCGCGCATCATCGTCCGAGCATCAACTGCGGTTCCGGTGCATCCGTTGGACCGGACTTGCGAACTTGATGTCACCGCGATTCTGCAATTGAGCGCGGATGATACCTCAGAGCCTCACTTGCTTGCTGTCGTCCAAGTCTTCGAGAATCTCCTGCAATACCTCTACGTTGACGGCAACATCTCGGAGTTGAACGCAGACGATACAGACCCCTCTGGAGGTTTTAACGCTCAGTTCGCGATTCCAACTGACTTTGGCATCAATGACACTAGCGAAAGAGCTAGAACTTTCACGCGCTCCATGACAATTTTCGCAGCAGCAAACGCAATTTAACAACCCAACAACATGGCAAACTCAAAAGGACTCGCTCTAGTCTATGGAGCGAAAGGAACTATAACACTAAAGACTCCTAGTGGAACGGCTCTGACGACTGGAGCGATCACCACAATTGAGAGTTATGACGCAACCCACGAAGCCGATGTTGAGCAGATCAAAAACTCTGCCGGTGAGGTCGTGGCTCAAGTGTCCGCTAATGAGCGTATTTCGCTCAACGTGACGTTTATTCCGTCCGCTGCGAGCTTTGCTCAAGCCAAGCTTGCCGCTGGTCTCCCTGCTGTTAACGGTTCAGCGACTATTGCTTCCAGCGACGGTGTTACTGTTGGAGGGGTTTCCATAGATGGTGATTACGTTTATTCGGGGGGTGGCAGCGTTAAGTTCACAAGCAGCGGAAAGGTGATGGTCACTGTTACTCTGACCAAGTATCCATCACTTCTTGGCAACGCTACGGTTTTTGATCTTAATCCTTAATCTGTGGCAGATCTTGCAAAGATACTCGCAGAGACCGGACCTCCAGCACCAACGGTGCTTGGGGTTCGTCTCGTTCCTTACACCGTAGGACACGCGATTCTATTGCAGCGGTTGGGTTCTCCTTACGTTCTCGGTGGAGAAATTACTTCCAATGATCTAGTGGAGGCTGTGGTTGTTTGCTCACAGTCTCCGCTAGAATCCATTCGATCCATCAAGTCCGTCTGGAAGGATCTTGTCTTGTGGTTGTGGGGAAAACGGATCGCCAAGCTCAATCTGATTGCGGAATCCGAGAAGTTCCAGTTGTGGCTGAAAGACCAGTCAACCGCTCCTGAAGTCTTGATGGAAGCTGGAGCCAAATCAAAGCGTCCAGCGATGCCGTGGCCAGAGCGAGTCTTGGTTGGTTGCCTTAATATTGGTATTGGACCGGATGACGCGATTAAGATGCCCATTGGTGACGCTGAGAGGCTGATTCTAGCTCACGCAGAGATGATGGGTCAGGTTCAGTTGTGGGACGATCAAAGCGAAGCCATTTGGCAAAGCCAAAACTCAAACTGATATGGGTGTACTTTCTCTTCTAGTTAAGCTTGGGCTTGATGCCAGTGCGTTTGAAATGGGCGTCAAACGCGCTCAGAGCGTTGGTGAGAAGTTTGGGAATAGCTTTAAGAGTGCTGTCACTAGCAAGCTTGCCGGTGCTTTGTCGGTGGCTGCTGTGACTGGATTTGCCACTTCTATTGTTCAAGCAGCAGATAGAGTTGGAGAGCTTTCGGAACAATTGAATATGTCAACGGATGACGTTCAAAAGTTTCAGATGGCCGCTCAACTTTACGGTGTTAAATTTGAATCGGTTGCTAGTGCAATTGGAAGAGTCAACGATGCGAGAACTGCTGCTCTTTCTGGTGATAAAGCTCAGCTTGCAGCGTTTGAAAAGCTTGGGATCAGTGTCACTGATTTATCCAATGCATCTCTTGGCAGTGAGCAAGTTCTTTCACGCATCGGTATTATTCTTAATGCCAACAGGAACAACGCTGAGATGATGGCTGCTGCCGCCGATCTTCTTGGTCTTAAGCTCACCAAAGCAGCAATGGCTGCTGGAACGATCAAAGACTTGGGTCCAATTGATCTATTTAAGGCTGAAGATATCAAGCAGATTGAGCGGTTCAACGATGAGATGGATTTGCTTATAAAGCAGATGCAAGTTACGTCTCTTCCTACTTTAAGTTATGCTGCTAGACTGATGGGTGAGCTTAACAAGCGTATTGATGAGGGATCAAAAACGCTTGGCGGAGGAGGATGGTCAAGATTCTTTTCAACGCTTTCTGTTGGATTGATGTCTCCTGCTTTTGCAATTGCTGAATTGTTTGGAGAATCAAAGCCGGTCACGCCTGAAGCTAAATCTCAAGCTGACAAGTACACAGCACCTAGAATGCAATATGAGCAGATTGTTGGGCAAAAGTTCTCTCTCGGTGGATCACAAGACTCTCTGGCTAGAATTGGTGGATTTACTGGCTTTCAATCTTCTCAGGATACCGCTATCAAACAAGCTATCGAACAGACTTTGCAGTTGAAACAGATTGCAAAAAGCACAGAGAAAACCGCACAAGTAATTTCGAGGGATTGATATGGGAACGATCAAGACCAACAACCAGTTTCTTTCAAATGTAGAATCTGGATACCTTGAGGTATCCCGAGAATACAGCGGAGGAGACGGAACCGGACGGCAGATCACTTACCGTTACCGTGGAAGCAAAGACGCTCTTCGTATAGCTTCTGCAAGTTGGGTTCTTGCCGGTGGTAAGTATCAGATCACCGAGAACGGACCCTATTCCGAAGCGACGGTTGTTTACTCTGGCACTCTCCTAGATACCAATAACCCAACGGCTCCAAGAGATCCGACTGAAGAGGAGCCTAACACTAGATACGAGTTCCGCACAGAGTACGTTGACGCTTCTCTGTTTGAGTTGCCGCAAGTTAGGGCTGAGGCTAAGAGGTTTGTTAGCACATTTGGAGCTGGTTCAACTACGGCAGATTACTTCTCCGCAATAAAGCTTGCAGGAGAAGACCCTAAAAACAACAAGCTTACATTTTCTGAGACTCAATTCCCACTTGCAGCCCAATTGGTTGAGCGTCTCTCCCGAGGTCAAACCAGCTTCCAGACTTCTCGATGCTCTCTGACTCGGATTTCGTCTTACTCCGCGCTTAATGGGCTTCCAGCGACTCCACCGATCATCTCTGCGGTGTACGATGGTCCCACTTTGGCTAACTTCAATTTCTTCCCAACATCGGTGAGAAATGTGATGCCAAGACCACCGGCAAACCCTAATTTGACGCCAGACGGTACTGTGTGGGCTTGGTTGAAGACCAATGACTCAACCTCCCTGACAATTAAGACCAACCAAGTGGAAAGGAACGAGACTTGGACCTTTGCCGCTTGGGATCTTTTCGCATATCCTTACAACGCAGATCCTAGATCCCTAACCTAACCTAAACATGGCTGACGAAATCCAAATGACGGCTCGCTTGTACGCTGCGAAGAACGGAGCGTATCTCCCGAGTGTGACCTACACCAAGAGCGCGACGATGGTTGGGACCGACATGGGTTCCCAGACCCAATCTATCGGCACCAGTTCGTCCGAGACGCTTGACGTTCCCGTTGATGTCTCCACTCCTTACAAGCTGCTGATCTCTAATCTGGACAACACCAACTACGTTGAGCTTTCGTTTACGAGCGGCTTTGCTGCTGGTGCTGGAACCATGCGCCTTCCTGCTGGCGAGACGATGTTGATTCCTTACATCAACACCAATCTCTACCTGATCGCAAACACTTCGTCTGTGACGATTCAAGCGACGTTCTGCGAGATCTAACCGACTGACCTATGGCCGACGAAATCCAGATGTCCGCTCGTTTGTATGCGAGCAAAAACGGAGCGTCGATCAACGCTCAAACGTGGACAGCGGTGGCGAACATGACTGGCACCGACATGGGCCAGCAGACCCAAGAGGTTGGACCTTCGTCTGAACTGTTGGACATCACCGCCGACTTGTCTCTTCCTTACAAGATCCTGATTTACAACATGGACCTTGTGAACGACATCGGTGTTGGAGATGTCGCATCTCACGTTGGCGTCTACTGGATGCGAGTGCCTCCGCAGCAGTTTGTGTTGATTCCTTACGTCAACACCGCTCTCTACGTTCGGTCCTACAATACGAGCGTTGTTAAGATCTTCGCTCAATACTGCGAAATCTAATGGCTGTAACACTACCAGCAAAGGTTGCAGAGCGTGGGATCAAAGCTGAACACGCTCGCGCTATCAATCAACTGATTGATGTCGTCCGCAAGATCCAGTTGGTAGCTGGACCGGATCAAGCCATTGAGCAGACCCCAAACGGGACAACGCTGAAGATTAAGCAGCCGGTGGGAAGAACTGTTGTTCAGACTTCAGAAGACTCTTGGTTTTATTGATATGTCATTCGCACAAGATCGCAATGATCGAATGTGGAATGCTCGCAATCTAAACAACCTCTATGCGAGATTCGACAATAAATGTGCTAGAGCATTAGACGGTAAGACTCCGTTTGTTGTTGGTTTTGGATCAGTAGCAATTCCAATTGCTACAAATTTAATCCCTTTCGGTGTTCAATACGACTATTGTATTGATCCAGCTACAAGCTTTTATGTAACTGGAAACACTCCAACACAGACTGAAATTGAGATTGAGATTTCAAAACTAGAGACCAAGCACCTAGACGTAGAAGGTGGCCAAGTCTACTTGGACCAATATGTTGAGACATTCGACTCTACATATTGCAATGTTGAAGCAATTCAAAAGTCTTTTGAATTACACAGAAGAACCGTTGATGACGTTCCATACGACATACATTTAGGTTGGGATGATTGGGATTCCGGTTTTCTGTCTTACGTTAGGTCGTATTTCTCTTCAGTTGGTTCTGTACCGTCTCTGCCTCCCGGTAGAATCCACAATCACAAAATCGCTGTTGCTGAGATTAGAATTGAAGGTCTTTTGACTTTTAAGATTCTCAACAGTTACAAACGGTTTGACTGCTGGAGGGTCCACAACTTTGGAAGCAAAGACTTAAAGGTCTTGTTGCAACTCCCAGATGAATCAGCAGAGACGCACACAGTTCCTGCAATGGGTTGCAGATCGTTCAGGAGACGCTCTGACGGGACTTGGGCAGCAACGTGGAGGGATGGCACTCCCTGCGTCTATTTCTTCCCATACTTCACTGGAGATGTCCCCTACTTTGCCGGTGGACCTCCAATGTACGGACAGCCGGACTCTCTTGCAGTCTGCATGGAGCGGTCAGCTAAAGCCAACAACATTGCCAACCCGTTCCTGTTGCTTCAATGGATGAGAGCAATGGGTGCTTGGGTTGATGCGGCTTTCGCGTATGACATACGAGCAATCTTCCCAGAATACTCGGACCCTACGGATGCAAACACTGCGATAGGGGATGCAATCTTCACTTGGGGACGCGCTAGAGTTCAGATTTACGATTCTGTCTCTGGTTTGGATTATGAAGATTACATCAAGGTTTTTACTGGTGTTACATCATTCATGGAAACATTGGACCAAATTGGAATCAATGTTTCGGTCAGTGGCGACTTGTTAGTAATGACAAGCAAAAGGCCAAACGCAATTGTTAGAATTTACCCTATCGACTGCAATGTGTTTTTTGGATCAGGAGTCCCGTATTGGCAGATAAATCCCACGACAACATACATCTCAATTGCATATCCGTCCTATTACTACACGCAAAATGTAGGTTCGCCAGACACAGCGACACAATGGCAGTCTGGTAATGTTCCGACATGGATGGAAACAATGCGGACTTTGAGACGACGCATTGCTGTAGAGGAGGGTTTCCTTAACAACTACGACGACGAAGTTGATATCTCTGAAGAGAAAGTGGGTATTGTTAAATTAAGCCCTATTGGTTTAACAGTTAGAGTTGCAACTGCTGTAGGGATTGAAGCATTTGATGCAAATGCTTTAAGTGGTTTTACTAATTACGAAAGAAGCGCAAACATTATTGAGTTACGAACTGAGTTAAGGCCAAAAGGCTTTTCCCCTGCAATTGGTTATTCAAATACACCTTACATCTCAGCAACTAAGACTTACATTGTGGCTCAACCGAGCAACTACTCGGGTCAGTATGGATATGTTTTCCCTCAGATTAGCACTTCAGCAGTTGGATTATTTGATTTCCCAGCGGTAAATTGTGCTTACGTTCCGTCAGGTGGACCGTGGGGTTTCTCCAGTAGCGTTTACGATTACAATCTTGAGCGAGTTTTTACGACAGACCCATTAACACCAGCGGTCATTAACGTTTTCGGATCTGATTTCTGGATTAATAAATGGGGAGGCAAAGATGGGGTTGATGCTTCTGTCAGAATACTTGGCCAACCAGATCAGACTGTTCAGGACAACGGTGTTGCAGATGACATATTCAAAGATGAAAACAACGCTGCAATGGCGTGTTTGGCTCCATGGTACACCCAAGTGTCTG